AGTAAATTAACAAATTGTGCGTGAATTGCTGCAGATGCTCTATTTCCTGTTGAGGATCCAAATGTTCCCGTTGAACCACTACCATGTATATGTCCATAAGTTACAGAAAATTGAATTTCTGCCTCACTGTCTGATGCTGGATCTGTTTTATAAACATCATAATAATATAATCCAGTACTTGAACTTTGTGCAGATTGTGAATAGAATGTTGAAAGTGTTCCACCTCCACCACTCCATATACCAGATGAAATTACACTTTTAATATTTTTTACAATATCGTTATCTTCATCGAAAATTCTAAATACTCCTGATAATGCCATTTTTATCTCCTTCTATAATTCTATTTGTTATCCTACCGGATTGCTTAAAACGCCACTGCTAGTTGGTGGTGAAATATCAGTTTTATTGACCTTTATTGTAATAGTAGCTGTTGCCCCGGTTTGATTACCTACAATTGTTAATTGAGTAATTTTTTGATTGGGTGTTGAAAATATTTGAGGAAGTATTTTTGCACTCAAACCACTTACATTCTGACTATTAGTTATTTCTTCATCACTCAAAGTAAGAGGAATTAACGGTGCCGTAGGACTTGGTGCTGCAGTTTCTACCGAAAGTCTTGCTACCGCAGTATCATGTACAATAAAAGTATATCCTTCTTCAGCATCTGTTGAATTAAGAGTTCCAGGTGCAATTATTTCACCGTTTCCAGTTCCTCCCTGAGTAAATAGGAAAGCCCCAATTGCAATATCAAGAAGTGGTAGTCTTGAAGTTTCTTTTGGTAAAGTTACAAGTTTATATTTTAATACTTGTGTTTCATCTGGAACAGGTTCTAATAAAGGCATATTTTCAATAACTGCCCCATAATAGTTAGTTCCATTTGGATGTGTAACATCCCATAAACGATAATCAACTTCATCATCTGCTAATGAAAACTTAGTTACTTTAAATTCATTTCTACCACGTGCCAAAAGCTCTCTACCCCGTTTGGTAAGAATAGCATCGATAGTAATCGTTGTATTATTAAGAAATCCCATTTTTGTCTCCTACATATTGATTTTTTTATTTTTAAACTGGAGTTTAAATTTGATAGTGAATAAAACTTTCTCACTTATAAATATATCAAACTTCAATTTTTAGTAATTTTACTTAACCTGCAATTTAGATATTCCAGGTTCTTGTGTTACAAGAGTAGTTGGTGAAGTTATAGTTATAGTAACAGGTTCCAACTTATCTAATGTTGTATTCTTTGTTTGCAAACATCCTGAATATGCCAATCTAAAATAAGCATTATCATGTCCAACACTTTGTATATCACTTCTATGTAATGACCTAGAATCATAATTTTTACGTTCTGTATCCCAAGTATATCCATGATCTTCTAATGCACTTCGCTTTGTTGTATAGAAAAATTTATATTCGTAATTGTGTTCTGAAAGTCTCGATCCTGTTATAATTGGTTGTAAAGCTTCTTCAAAAATATAAGTTGGACCACCTTTTGTAATATCATATACTCCATACCCAAAATCTGAATTTATCGATGAACTTAATTGATAAAGTGCTGGTTTATGCATAGAACTTGAAATTTCTCCATTATAGGTTATATATGACCCAGATGGAATTGTAGTATCAAAGAAACTGGCTGAACCTTCCCAATTTTCTTTTGTATAAGATCCAGATAAAGTAGGTAATAAATATTGAGATATAGATGCCGTAACAGGAATATTTTCTGCAGATGCAGAATGTATGTGCATATTAACTGCACCCCTAATAGCCAAATCTTCAAAAATAGGTTGTTTTCCTATAACTTCTTTTTTTCTTTCAAGAATATTTGGTTCAATTAACAACCCAACACTTGCTCGCGCGTGTGCAGGAACGAATTTTCTTAATTGTTCAAAAAGTGAATTATCATAATACCTTATTAATCTTATATAATCCCAAAAGTTATTTGGAGTAAGATATTTTTGCCAATAGGTAGTGGCTACATCTTCTAATGTTCTATATCTATATTTATATTTATCTCTTGGATCACCAATATATTGGTCAAAATCTAAATTAGCAATAGAATGAACTATATCTTCATTAATAACATCAACTGGTGAAAAATATATCCCTAATTTATTAGAATCAAGTGAAGCCTGGTCGTATGAACTTAATTCTGCTCTCTTATCAACAGATAACCCACCAAATACTAATTTACTACTTTCTAATCTAATTTTATTTGAAACTCTTCTGTTCGGCCCAACATTAGGAATTAAAGTTTGTTCTTCGTCTACTACAGAACTAAAATGTGGTCTGTTACCACTTGTATACCCAGTCGCAGTTCCTGCTTGAATATAAGATTGATCTGCACTTGTATCACGAATTGAAGTAACTTCATCTAAATTACTATTATCATCAAACGAATATCGTAATACTAAATCTGTCCATGAAGCTGATGCATGATTTCCAGCAAAAGATTTAGGGGCCTTTACATGATTATCAAATGAGCCCGAATTTAATGCTGAATTCCAATAACGAAATTCCATCATAGAACCACTTAATTGATTACCAAAATCATCGGTTGATTTACCACCAATATATGCAGTTTCATTTCCTACAAATGAACTATTCCACGATGAACTTGTTGCCCCATCAATAGTCATAGTTGTATATGAAGAAAGATAAATTTTACTTCTACCCTCATCATATTTTTTAACATATAATCTATAATCAACTTGTTGTGAAGTAGTATCTGCCGTTAATTGTGCCCCACTTGATGAAACACGATTTAACATTACAGAATAGAATTCACCGTCATAAATTGGTAAAGAGTTGGATATAAGTTCTGCAGCACTTCCTGCAGATGCATTTAATACAAACGAAACAGACCCAATATTATCACTCGAACCATTATCTTTCAATCTTATAGCAAAACCATGAGTTGTTCCTACCTGAAATAAAGTTTGATTAGAACCGCTCGCTGCTTTAAATCTAAATTCTATTGTATCTGGTTTTCTTCCACTGTTGGTATCGTTTACCCAAGTTGTTTCTACATATTGACCGGCCTTGAAATCTATTGCCTTAGTAAAATTTCTCGTTATAGCATATGATGGTTGTGCATTAGGATCTGGATCAGGACCTCCATATTCTTTTATATATAAAATAGATGAAGGAATACCATAACAATTTATCAATCCCTTAAAAGAACGAAGAGTTCCTTTTGTTTTAAGAAAGAATGGCATATTATTAATAAGCCGTTTCCATATTTCTCTTGAAATATCTCTTTCAGCAATAGTAGAATAGCTCGTAAAACTATTTGCATTCGCTCCAGATCCAGTTGCTTCTTGTCCAAGTAAATATCTTGGTAAATCTATCAAAGATTTTCCATCATTTAAATAAAATCCAAGAGAAGTTCCTACTGCATAAATTAAATCTCTTGATAAACCTTCAGTTAATTTTTCTCGTCTATCATATATTTGTGGAATTTCATTTATGTATGTCCAAATATTATCAAAGTGTTCTCCAGTCATATTAATAAAAGTATGAAATGGTAAATTTCTATCATCATTTATTATATGGTCAGGTATATTTCCCAATAATCTATTTCTATTTCGTCTATCATATAAAGATGCAGAAGATATTTGTTCATCATACCATGTTGTTGATGCAGATTCAGTAACTGCATTCACAACATAAGGATCTAACTTTGTTCCAGTACCACTTTTCTTGGGCCAAGTATTATCGAAAAATTCTCCAAGTGAACTTGTTATATAAGATGAAGATTGAAAATACATATAACTTTCAAATGGAACAAATTCATTTTTTATTTTTCTAACTTTCATTTCCAAACTTGCAGTTTGTTCATAAGTTAATGACCCAGAAATACCTGATAAACTGTCACTTTGACTTGTATATAATTCTATCCTCTGTAATTTAGTTTTAAAGTTTTTTAATCTATCTTCAACAGAACTGAAATGAACAAAATTATCCCACTGCCTAAAATCTAATCCAGTAAGTTCTATGCTTTCCATAAAACTACCACTTATAATTTCATTTTCAATTTGTTCTTTTATATTTATATCACTTGTAACTAAACTATCATAACTTTTATATTTTGTATTACTAACATTAACATAACTATCTACTGCAAAATCTGTATCCCATTTTGGATTTCTTAAAAGTACAGCATCTATATCTTCTTCTACAAAATCAATTAATCTTATTGTTTCAGTATATGGTGGAGCCATTTCTTTAACCACATAACATAAATCTCCTAGTTCTATTCCTTCAGGTAATTCTTCATACAACTTATAAACTATTGAATGTGGATATTCCTTATACTTTTCCTCATCTGCATGATAATTTATAATGAGATTTGATTTATTTTCATCAAATAACAAATAAGTATATAAATCATTTTCACCTACAGGATAAGTAATTTTCCATTGATCAAATGGATTTTGTGAAGTTGCCTGAAATGTAGATGCTAAATGACCAATTCTTTCACCTTGAGCAGCCCAACTCTCTGAAACCATAAGTTGGGTATTATTTTGAACTCCAGTAATAATAGTAGCATAAGGTTCATATATTGGGACTTCTGCACCCTGTCCCGTAGTTCTAAATCGTGGTTCAACTGGCCCAAAATTTATCCATATTCCAGGCGGATCTTTATATTTCCAAAGATTTCCATTCCCATCTACTATTTCTTGTCCAACATATTCGGGTACAGTATCCAATATCCAATTTGGATCCTCCCAAACCCAAACATTTCCATCTTCATCTGTAAATGGTGAAGATGTAACAGGAGGTGGATCTCCATTTGGTGTTCCATCAGGAGGACCAGTTGTTAGAGTAGCTCCTAATATATCCCAACCACCATCTAAAAGGTCCTCTTTGGTTAATCCTCCTAAATCTTCTTCTCCAACTTCATTCCATTGACCTGGAGGTGGATCTGGATACCATTGGTATATTTTACCATCCTTATCAACTTTAGTTGGCAAGTCAGGTAAATTTAATTTTATAGGTTGAAAATCACCTTTAGCTTTTAATTGCCAAAATCCAGGAGCAGGATTAGGTATCCATTCCCATATATTTCCAAATATATCTGTAAATGGAGTTGGTGTTGATGGTGGTGATCCATTTGGTGGAACTGGTGGATCACTTACTGTTAGATCATCTAATCCCCCAATTATATCATTTAAACTTGGAGTAGTACTATCTGGAGGATCCGTAGGAGGACCCGTAAAAGTATTGCCCGCATCATCAGTAGTTGCCTTTACTTTGGGTGGTTTCTTTTTTAATACTGCTATTGCACCACCTATGGCGGCCAATGCTAATGCTCCTGCCGCTAATATCGGTAATGCAGCTTTTATTTTATCCCATGTAGAACCTTCCGCTCCCGCTTGTGGTTCCTGTGGTCCCGATTGACCATCACTAACACTTGATCCTGCTGCTGCAGCACTTCCCGCCCCACCCGTTCCAGTGCCACAGGCCTGGGCGGCTCTTGGAATTATAGTATTATCAATACCACCCCAATATACTATTCTATGGTTATATTTTTTCAAGGGCCTGTATCCCCAAAATGTGCGGATAAATTCATATTATTATTAAGTGTTATAGTTCTTATTCGTTCTTCATTACCATCACTCCACGATATAAATCCTGTATTGAAGTAGCTAGAAGTCCATACAGCTTCAATTGTAACTTGTGTTCCTTCTGGTACTGTTTTAGTGGTTAAATTATTAGCACCATCGATATTGAAACGATATTGTCCCGGGATACCATACTCTATTGTACCGCCCAATGAAACTGTACGATTCGGTACTCCACCTGAAATCATGAATTGTGCAGTTATAGTTGCCTCGTGTAATACACGAATGTCTGTTGTTGCACTTTCTATATCAGTAAACTGATTTACTCCACTTGTATCATTCCATTGGACAAATTCATATCCATCTGCAGGAATTGCAGAAATTTCTAATAAACTATCATGTTCATAATTTCCAGTTGGTGTTGATACAGTTCCACCCGGTTCTGTATTAAATTGAATATTATATGTTGGTAAAATAACTGTTCCAGATTCTAATCCAGTACCAGGTTTTTGATAAATCTTTAAATCACTTATCTCAAACCATGATCCTATATCACCGTTTTCCGTTTCATTTGCCACTACAAATTGAAAAGCGGCCCCACCTACTATTTTTCCAATATCGGAAGTTCCAGGTGAATCGGCAGTTACTGTTACAACATTAGTATTATATTCTGTTGTAAATTCTGTAGTATACTCGTACCACTCCATATGATTATAAGGAGAAGAATCGGAAACAAAATTAATACGGGTGCTACTATAATAGAGATATGGACCAAACTGTCTCCAAGCACGTCTTCTATTAGTATCTCTTATACCAATAAAATATTTATCAACTCCCTGGGAAGCTCTAAATCGGAAAGACGCAATAAATGTTTTACCTACCGATGTTCCAAGATTATGTTGTCTATTAGATACTGGGTCCGCATCAGGAGAAGTATAAAGACCTCCAGGATGTAATCCTCTATTTGTTCGTCTTAAAATCTGAACTCCACCCTTATCTTCGAAACCATTTGTGAGTGTAATTATAGAACGTTGGCCACCATTGTTAGTATCCGCCCATAAATACCAATTTTTTAAAATACCATTTGGGAAATCTCCTGCGTTATCATCGCTAGTTTGATAAACAATATCTCCAATTTCAGCATCGTTAGGATTCCAACCAGCATCTTCAACGGAATCTTCATTAAAACGTACAAGTTCTGTAAAATCAGCATTTGGTAATATGTTAGTACCACTACCAATTATATCTGTCATTGCATCAGTCAATGCCTGTTGTTGTTCAGTAAGTGCATCTTCAAGTGCTGATACTTGGTCTGCTACTTGTAATTCATCTCCTAACTCTAAAACTTTAACAAAATTAGGTGTATTAACTACTACTGTAACATTCCCACCTCCACCATCATTAAATACATGAGATGTTTCTGGTCCAGACATTTCTGTATTTCCATCATCAAAATCCCAATAATAAGAAAATCCAGTTCCACTTGGAGCCGGGAATCCATCTGGTTCTTCTACCCTTAATACTGTAGCAGGAACTTCATCTGTAGCTAAAGTAATTAATCTTAAAACTAATTCAGGAAGTGCTTGTTCTAAAATCCAATTTGGATTTTCTGATGTTTCTGGTTCAGTTTTGTATCCAGTTATAAATGCTCTTTCCACTTGAAGAGTTCCGTTCATCATTCGTGCACTAAATCCTGGATCCTTATCCGATTTAGTTTTAAATTGAAATTCAGATTTATATGGCTCTGGAAACATAGCCTGTCCGTTATTAAATGTAATACCAGATAACATATCACTAAAAATATCAAAATCAAAAGTTCCTTCTGTCCCAGTTAATGGTCTATAAATTTCAATAGGATTATATAATGAATAAAATTCATCTTTATATTTATCTAAATTAATTGATAGAGTACTTAAACGAACTTCTTTTTTGTCGGCTGATATCTCATCTATAAAAAACTTATATTCTTTTACATCAAGTTCACTTGGTTCGCTTCCATCCGCTGGTGGTCCGTTTCCTTGAAATACCTTACCATCATCATCTACATAAAAATCACCCATTGGTACACCAGTAAGTTTTGGATCACCACTATGAACTATTCCTGATTCATCACCTACGGTTTTAGTTAATACAACTTCATCTGCTCCAGCTAGCCGTCTATAAAAGAAATATTTAACTTTATAATCACCACGAACAAAACCTACTTTTCTTAAATCATTTCCAGGTTTTAAATTTATATTATGACCATCATTCTCAAAATCTTCACTTATACCAGATTTAATATAGGTGTCAGCCAAATCATAAACATCAAATTTTATATAATCTTCTATATAATTACCAAAAGTAGGAAAGAGATGGCCGGACTCTCCTAAAATTCCCATTCCTTCTTTTTTTAGAAGTTTAAAATCTTTATCACTTAATCTGGTTCGTTGTCGTGGCATTTTATACAAGTTCCTTTATTTCTCTATCTAAAACTTTATTCCATAAATCACCTTTATAATATATTGGAGATTTTTTATCAACTGGTATGTATTGATCGGGTCTTTCATAATTTAATCCTGTATCTGGATTTTCAAATGCTAAAAACGTTCCCGCTTCATTTCTCAATGGTTTATTTTTTTCTATATTAATAACATTACCTTCATCATCTACCATTGTAGTTGCTCTTTGAAATTTTAAAGCATGTTGTAATTTATTTTCATAATCAACTCTATCTTGTTCATGAAGTTTTTGCCAAAATGGATTTTTTAGCAACTCTTTTTTTGTATATGGCATTTATTATCTCACTACTTTAAACGAATGTTTCTCATCAAAAAATTGGATAGTTTCATCGGCAGTTCCACTACCACTTATTATTTTATAATTTATTCTATAAAATCTTTCAGATTGCAATCCATTCATCCACAAATTAAAATAATTCCCTGTTGAATCACAGCTTACCTTTGAACCACTTCCAAAAGGTATTATAATATCTTCAGTATATGCATCTTTAATCTGATAATATGTACTTCCACTTGGTAAAGTTTTTGCTGTTACATATCCAGTACTATAACCCGTAGTTGAATATGTTTTTTCAGGATATCTTTCTCTACCAACAACTCTAAATTTTACTTTTGAATTTTCAGTGTATTTAGGTCGTAATCCTCTCATATAAAGAACCATATCTTCAACGTCAGTATTAGAAAGTGCTGATAAAGAACCAGTCGTCCATTTAGAATCATCCCAAACTACTTCTAATTTTGGTGGGTATACTGTATGAGTATCTCTTGAGAAAAAACTAAAATGTCCATAATGAGTAGTATTTCCTTCTTCAACAAGTGAACTTGCGTTTCCAATACTACCACTTCTTTTTAACATAAAACCTTCATTTGGAACTGTACCATGTAACCATTTCCACATAATATCAGTTACATTCATTCTTACATCTTTTGGTTCATTTGTAAATGATTGTGAAGCTTCATATCCACTTCCACTATACCAAGTTCCACCTGATCCAGTTATACTTGACCAATATGTTTTATCAATATCGTTATCTTTCCACCTCCACGCTGCTCCATCTGAGATTTGTGGATTTGAATCATGTTTTCCAGATCCATTTGTCCATGACTGACTAATAGGATATGAATATAATGTTTGTGTTACATTTAATTCAGTAGAATTTGCATCATATAAATTTAAATAAAATTTTGTTTGTGATCCAGATGTAATTAATCCCGAAGCTACTGATTCAGAAACATAAGTTAAATCGAATTTAAGAAGGGCCCGTGAAACATATATAACACTACCTTCAGCATTCATATCTTTTCTAACCTCTAAAATTTCATCTAACCCAGTATTTCTACTTTGACTTCTTTCATATAAAGTTGTATCCTGAGTTGGAAATTCAAAATAATGCATTTACTTTCTCCCTTTAAAAGACTTGTCCAACAGAATCACCAACCGCTCTTCCTTCTATATCTGTATTAGGATGTTTTAACTCAAACATAGATGGATCTAATGAAGGATAAATAATTCCATTTTTTGTTGCATAATTTATATCATAAACATTTCCAGAATACCCATCTGCGGTTTGCCATTTATTAGTAATCAAAACAATATGTTTTTGTGGATTATCTTCTACAGGTGCAACAATTGCTCCAACACCATCAACATTTGAAATAATTGCAGCTAATTCTGCAATAACAATCGGTTGATTAATTTGCCATCTATCTATATTAAAAAATTCTTTAATTTTTTGTATACATCTCAATGTTATCTCACTTTTATTGACACCTTGTCGTGCTATAAAATTGAATTTAACTCCAATATTAATAATCCATGCGTTTTTAATATTAACAGCGTCTGTTACTAATCTATATTGACCAAGATATGTTTTTAAATTTTCTTTTACAGCAACATTTAATTGAGTAAGTTTTTTACTTTCATCATATCCAAGTGTATATAAGTTTAATGCCAATGGGTTTGGAAGTCTTTTAATAGATGAAATAATATCTTTAGATTTAAGCTGATCTAAATTTCTTTCATCAATAAAAATTCCTGATCCTAATGTAGTTTCTACTTGCATATTAGGAATATTTAATTGTTCATCTTGAACAATATAAGCCTTTGCTACTGCTCCATATTTAGTATGCATTGCATATGTTCTTGTAATATAATCTTCCTTTGTTACTGCTCTACCTTGTGCTTGAAAAAATGCTAAAGTATTATTCTTAACTTCAACTGTTGATTCTGCTGATTTTCCACCTGTGGCTGGAAATGGATTAGTTGCTGCTACAGAGTTTTTTGTTGAAATAACTGTGTCTGCATTAAGTGAACTTTCTTCAATTGTAAAAGCAACCGCCCCTACGTTATTTATTGTATCTGCAGCAACATTATCACCAATCCCTCCCCCATAAACGTATTTAATAGTAAGAGTTGTATTTGCTGGTGCTTGTCCATAAGCCTTTGTTTTTAAAAAATTTGCTGGATCAAAATATGTATCAAGAAAACTTGGACTTCCTGGTAATGAAGAACCAACTGAATTTGGATTTGGAACTATTTCTTCATCTGGACTGTCTGATATTCCTGCTCCAAATCTTAATTCTGTTGAACCTTCTTGAACAATATAAGTAATAAATCGTCTTGGTGTTCTTTTTAATTTTAATAAATAAGGAACTGTATCATTATATTGAACTAAATCTGGGTCATTGGCGGCTGTATTCTCGACATCTATAAATGTAGTATCTTGTGCTAAATATGGAACTTCGTACCATTTATTCCCATCACTATCTATTACTGAAAGAATTTCAATAATTTTGGTTTCTCGTAATTTTATTCGAGGATATTGTTCTGCCGTACCAAATGTAAAATATTCTGTTTTAGTAGTTCCACTTGATATTTTTACACCTTTCTTTAATAAATAAAATGATGGAACTTTAGTTGATTGATTTACTTCATATACATCAATAGTTAAAGGATCAAATGAACTTGAATATTTAAAATTACAATCTTCTAATGTTCTAAATATAGTTCCATTATTAGCATTTATAATTGTTCCTTCATTAACTATTAAAGCATATCTCATATCTGGTTTAACTGAAACACCTGTTCCTGTTGCAGGAACTGTTTGAAAAATATCAATTGTAGTAAAAGATGGACTAGTTATTTTTGGTTTATATCCAAAAGTCTGTGCCATTTCATAAATAGTTTTTCTATCTTCTGCATATGCCAACAACATTTCTTTAAATTGAGCATCTACATAATAAGAAAGAACATCACCAACATATGATGCCATTTCAATAAACATCATTCCTGGAGATGCCTCATTAAAATCGTTATAAGTATTTGGATAATAAGTTTTAGCAAATTCTACTAAACCCTCTCTGAAGGCACCAAAATCTTTGTTTAAATATCTAACTTCTTTTTGGACTCTCGCCATTTTATTTCTCCACTAAATTATACATCAGATGTTATGTCTGTTCTGTAGCAAAACTTAAAGTTATAGTTTCAAATATATCTGGACTCATAGTAAGATAAAATTCAATTTCAATATTAAGCTGATTAATTTCAGACTCGTCTGGTTCAACCTCTAATTTATTAACAGATATATATGGTAGCCATTCTGTTATGGCTTCGTTTATTGTTTCTTCAAGTCTATCCAAAAGATTTTCAGACATAGGTTCAAACAAAACTAAAAGTAAATCTGCACCAAAAGTAGGGTGTCCTACTCTTTCACCTTTATTTGTCAAAAGTAAATTTCTAAGATTACTTCCAGCCTGAGAAAGAGTGGTTGAATGTCCTGGGAAAAAACCATTCACATCATCATATTGCATAGGTAATCCTAAACCAATTGTTACTTCTGGATCTAAATCTAATTCTAATGAACTTCGTGCTCGGGCCATTTGTTTACTCCATTATGGACGAAAATTAGTTCCACCCTTTTTATTGTTTATTGCTTTCATAACATCTGAATAATCTCTTGTTAATGCATTTTGTACATGGTCAGGAACTTGGTCAACTGATACTCCAGCTTTCTTTATAGAATCTACTGCTGCAATTTCTCGTTTTCGTTCTTTTGCACCTTCTGAATTTCCTAAACCTGTAGATCCAACCAATACATCATTTATCTTACTGGTGTCATAAACTCCACCACCCATAGTTTCATATCCACCTTCACCCTGTGGAACTCCACCAACGGTTTCGTTTAAAACCTTGTTAAGAGCTTTGTTTGATGTATAATTTATTTCTTTTTTAGGTTTAGTTTTATACTGTTTTCTAATAGGTTCTTTGAACTCTTTTTCAGTTAATGGTTTTGAAACTAATTCGGTAAGTGAAGATGAGTTTTCTTCTTTAATAAATATCTCATTCATTTGTTTTTTGACTTCCTTACGAACTACTGCTTCAATTATTTTTATTAACTCTTGTTTCTTCATTTTGTTAACTCCTTTATTGTAATGGCCCTACTAATGGTGCTGGTATTATTGCACTTCCTGCAATAACAGTTCCATTGAACATAGTTGCCTTAAAAGACCTATGGATAATGTTTGCCATTTCTTTTACTACATCTTGTACCCCACCACCATCTTCACCTTTTTTTGTTGCTGGTTGTAAAAGTGGTGGTAATAACATAACAGATGCTCCAACCACCTTTATACTTCCTTTAGAAAATGCAGTAAATGATGTTGCAGCATAAACAATTATAGCAGCACTAAATAACAATAAAAATTTTCTTGATATTAAACTATCAAGTTCAAAATTAGCAAATATTATTCCCTGTAATGTAGTCTTACCAGACATAGCAGTTTTTACCTTTGCCTTTTTTCCAATTACTGACCATTTAGGTGCAGGAGGTGTACCTGGTGTAAGTGGTGGAAATGTAACAATAACTTCTGCATCTTTTGCATAATCCACAATTGCATTCGATATCTTTTTTGATGCATCTAAACTCCCTAATACCGCGACCTTATATGTTTTTTTTTGTACTTGTTTAAAAGCATCGTTCAATCCATTTTCAAGTTTTGATTTATTTAAAGCCATTATAATGGTTTTGCCAATAATTTAGGCAATTCTTCTTTTAATTTTTTAAATTCTGGATCCATTAAAATACTTCCTAATGTTGACCCTTTTAATGGGCCACTCGGTCCGGCTGGGGTTACTATTCCATCTATACCCAAAAAAGCATCAATCATTTTTTCTAAAAATTCTATCAATAAATTACCAAACACTATATTTTGTTCATCTGCATCTTTCCTACTATCTACATAAATTTTTATCTCATCTTTTTTCCCACCTATTCTCAAAAATGAACAACTATTAGCAGTTATTCCTGCACAATCGTCAAGATGGAGAAATGCACCCTTGCAAGATTCTAAATGTGCCATATCATCAAGTCTTAAAAAAGAAGGACAACGACTTGTTATATAAACTTTTTCCCCAATAGTAAGTCCAGCAATCCCCTGATTTCCCATAATATCATCAGTAGATGGAAATGGTGCGGGATCTCCACTTTCTGGACTACCACCCCCCACAACTTGTTCTAAAGCATCTGACCCAATTAAAACATTAAATTCTGTTGTAGTATAAAATCTAATTTTATCTGTGGCCACTGCAAATTGTTTATCTGCGTCAATTGTAAATGACCAAGGTGTTGACCAACCAATTCCACCAGCAGAATATCCAAGTATTTCTCTCCTTTTAGTATTAAATGTAAGTCTATCTGTATTAATAACAATTTGTGGACCACCAGATATTGGACTTTTATCACTATGAACTTTAGACATAAGTTTATGTTGTCGTGAATTAGATGGATGCCCAATCTTTACTTCAGGCTTATCTTTTTTCAACTTTATTGATTGATCAGTAGTCAACCAAATTGAAGAACCATCCGCATTTATATCTTCTTTAACAGGTTTGGCAGGAGAATCTTTTAATTCTTCTATATATTTAAGTTTATCAAACTTATCAGCATGTATTAATTGTCCTGCTCTGATAAGTATATTTGGTGATTTTTGAGTATCATCACCATCGTCATGTGCATCTGGTACTATATTACTACCAAATCTTATAGACTGTCCCCACCTACCTTGATAAATATTATCCCCTTCATATGGAAACAGGTTTCTAATTTGAGAATCTGGTTCAAAATGATCATATATATATTTTCCATCTTTCTCCTCGTCCAACATTACATCTGGTCTTACACCACTTTTTCCTGGCAAGATATTCTCATTTGGACTTCCAAGTAAATTAATTTTATTAGTATAATATGTTTCAGTGCCTTGTCTCCCCACATATGTAACTAAAACTACATACTCCCCCCGTACTGGATATTCACGACTTGTAGGATCTAATGGTCTAACTGAATATAAAGTTTGAATTGGATCATTCTTTTGACTATCCACCATTCTAGCTATTATAGACCCCATTCCACTCCAATCTTTTCCACTTCCATCAGGTAAATCATCTAATTGTTCTTCAGTAATACGTACATCCATAACTTCAGCGGCCTCTAACTCATAAAATTCCATTCCTTTAGGATCTGGAGCTACTTCTTTTGCTAATCTACGGGTAGCGGCAATAGATGGAATTCCTCCTGATACTTTATCAGTATGAACATTTCTATTTCTTCTTTCTCTAACTGAAGAATCTGATGTTCCTTGCGTCCACCTCATTAATTTTCCTTAACTGTTTGTATATCTTCTGATATTTTATCAGATTTTTTTTGTATATCTACAACTACATCATCTATACTTTTGAGTAATTGTTCTTTTTCTTTGTCTGATAAACCGAATTCTGATTCACTACCACTTTTCTGTTCGGCAGCAATTAATCGTTGAACAACAGTTGCCAATTTGACAAGTTGTTCATCATTCTTCACATTTATGTCCAAGTATTCTTTTATCATAGGAATTAACTGAATAGCCATGTCCCCATCTTTGATAAATCCAGCAACTTCTTTAACTAATACTTCAAGTTGTTTTTTGTTGTGGACAGAATTGTCGTAAATATCTTTGAATAATGATGATAGTGATTTACCCTCAAATAATTCATAATCCTGACTCATTTTGATTTCCTCGTATTGTATTAAAAATAGATATTATAACTCATATATAAATATGAAATAACCTAAAAACAGACTTTTCTTTGATCTATATATATTGCAAAACAAAATATCGTATATATTATATTTATTTATGTTGGAAAGTATTCCAACAACAAAAAACGGAAGTTAAAAATCCCTTTTTTGTTAAATGATAAGAATAACAAACGGGAGAAAACAATGAAGGAAATCATCACATTAGTCAAAGGATGGGTGGACGATATAGCTCACCTGTTATTGTCCTTTGTAGCCATAGGAGCTGTTTCTGAAGTAATTTTTGGAACTGGTATCTTTGGTGTAAATGTAATAGGTAACCTGACAGCTATCATAGATAAATTCGGCGAATCCGGTTTCGCTGGTTTAGTCGCTTTATTGGTGTTGGTGGGTCTATTCCGTAAATAGTACTATTATCGGATAATGAAAAAGGGGAACTAACGTTCCCCTTTTTTTTTGCTTATATAGGCAATAAAAAACTACTCAAGTGAGTAGTATTTTATTTTTTAGAAGTTTTTTAATATGTTACAAAAATGATCCTGTATCGGCTGTATCTAATTGTCCCGTATTTTGAAACTCCTTCATTAAACCAAAATTATATTTCTTCATAACATTTACAATACGAGTAATATGTTGAGTTTTAGAACCAGTCATTTCACGAATAAGAATATACAAAGCTTTCTTATTGAAATTTTCTATGTTCTCTCGGCGTCTAAACATTTCCAAAACTGCATCTGCAACAAGAATGTCCTTTTGCCGTCTAAAAATGTTAGTAATATTATTATCCCAATAATTTAACATTTGTTCCACATATTCTTGATTAAATTCTGCAGTTTCGCGTCTATCTCGTGATTCTCGAATATTATTCCCATAATCAAGAACATCCATTTTATCGTGAATCTTATAATTCTTATAATTTTTATTATTATGAAGAATCAAATAGTTCTTTGCAACAATACTGAAATATGAAAAGGCCTTTCCTTTTCCTTCCTTAAATTTATGCATATTCATTACAAGAAAAGAAACTACTTCATGTTTTACTTGTTCTGATGGAACATCAAAATAATAAAATTTAAATGTATGAATTATATTTTCTGCTAATTTATCAAACGGATATGATATATGTTCATTATAAATTTTATTCTTTAATGCAGAGTCATCTGTTTTATTATATCTAATAATAGCATTTTCAGTTGTTTGATTAAAATAATAATTTTTAGGTGTCTTCTTTTTTGGTATTGTGGATTTATTCATTTGTTTTCTCACTTTCTGTAAAATCGTTTAAGTCATTAATTATATCTTTTATTGAATCAAATATTGAACCTATTTCATCATCTGATTCAAAATGGCCAGTTGAATCTATATCGTTTAAATCACTCTGAACTTGACTAACTCTATCACTAAAATTTTCTATCCATGTTTCAAGTAATTCTGTTTTTCTTATTAAATTCCAAATTACATATCCTTCTATAAGGACAACTAATCCTAATATTACTATTTCTATTATCATGATTTATCTCCAAACAACTCATCAAATAAGTCTTTATGTTTACTTTCTAATACAGGATCTTTATGTTTCTGTTCTTGTTTTTCTACGGTAATACTTTTAATATTTTCTATTTTACTTTCCATTTCTTCTTTCTCATCTTCATCACCAAGTTTCCATTCATCATATTCTACCGTTGTTGCCATGTGGTCTGCCCAATGAATAATGTATGGAAGATGATTTTTTAATGAACGTTTTGAATCAAACACTT